ACCATGCGTTGATGGAGAACATGGTAAACTTCCTAACTATGCTACAAGCAAGAGAACAGAAGTGAGTGTAACGATAACTCCAGATGAAATAACAGGTTTACCCGATATAACTAGACCAAATTACACTATGAACACCTCTGTGAGTGCGTCTGCGAGTGGAAGTGGGTCTGATGATGCTGCTGTAACCAACGTCAGTGCCACTGTACAGGGCAATCAACCGAATTTAGTGATAACACCAGGTACAACAAGTGTATCAATCACAGGAACGCTAGCAGATCCCTTCTCAGACTTCTTTACTTACGTCGAACAGGGTGATACTGACCTTAACTCTACTCCAATCACGGTAGAAAGCACTGACAACATGCCTGATGATAAGGTTTTTTACAATCTTAACCAAGATGGTAGAAATTATGTCTCTGAGTTCTTTGATATCACAGTTCAATGGGAGTCAGGACCTTCTGGCAACATGACAGCACAGACTCCCGCAACCTTCACTCTCGAATTGAAGATATATAATGAGTGGGAAGGTATACGTTCCTTCGTTTCAAATTATTATAACTAACATGCCCGCAGTAACAAGAGTCGGAGACGCAGATGTAGCCCATTGTTCTGGAATGTCTAGAGCACAGGGTTCAGGTAACGTCTTTGTGAATGGTAGACCCGTATCTCGTCAAGGAGATAAGAATACTGTTCATCTAAAACCTGGTAACCCATGTCCACCTCATTCTGCTTCTATAAGTAGTGGCAGTAGCACAGTCTTTGTAAATGGCAAAGGTTGTGGTAGAGTAGGAGATGGTTTAGGCGGTTGTACATCAGTCGCAGCAGGATCATCAAACGTATTTGCAGGTTAAATTCATTATGGCTAAATTAAAACAATCACAATGGTTAGGATCAGGGTATATTGAGACCGTTCCTAAGAAAACAGCACAAGGAAACAGCAAGAATACTAAACATTCTGCTACTTCAAGAAATAAAGCAAGGAAAAGGTATCGTGGCCAAGGCAAATAGAATTGTAGACGGAAAAAGAAACGCAAATATACCCGTAGACATGTCAGATCACTTCTATGACCATGGAAATGAGTACTGTAGGTACTTAATTACCGATCCAAGAAGCGATAGAGCAGGAAAGAAGAGAAAACCTTTTGAAAAACGTGTCTAAATAACTTCTAGGTCGAATACGTAGGTATAGTATGGCAAAAGGTGCCTTACCAAGTCGTGCGTTTAAGGATTTTGATCTAACTTTTAGAAAAAATCCAATAACGAATGACGTTAATACATTAAAAAACGAAGAAGCAATCAAAGAGTCTGTAAAGAACATTGTTCGATACAACTTTTATGAGAAACCATTCCAACCTCAGTATGGTGGGAACATTATTGGTGCTTTGTTTGAGTTGTATGAGAATGGGCAGTCGACTGCTATAGAAAATCAAATAAAGAACTGCATAAACCAGTACGAACCACGTGTGGTTTGTTATGATGTCAGATCAGAGTTCATTGAAAGGGACAATGATATGAGAGTAGAGATTTATTATCTAATTACAGGCTTACCTAACGTTATTGATAACCTAGAAGTTATATTGAAACGATAATGGCACTAACCCAAGTCAACTCGTTAGAATTTCACGAGATTAAGGCACAACTAAAAGCATATTTACAGGGGCAGTCCGAATTTTCGGATTATGACTTTGAAGGATCTTCTTTGTCCACTCTTTTAGACGTACTTGCTTATAATAGTTACTATTCAGCGGTTAATGCCAACCTAGCAATCAACGAGAACTTCTTAGACACTGCAGTTCTAAGAGAAAACGTAGTAAAGTTAGCTAAACTAATAGGATATACCCCAAGGAGTGCTAGAAGTGCCCGTGCGACCTTTACAGTGGTCGTACAGACGATATATGGCACAGGGGCGAATGGTAGAGGATACCCAGAATCAGTACAAATCAACAAAGGGGTGTTTACATCGTTCGTTGGAGAGAATGGAGAGAACTATATCTTCTCTATACCTAAAGATTTAATCGTATCTGTTAATACACTAGATGGTAAAGCAACATTTACAGATGTAGTAGCATATGAAGGAATATTCATCACTGACACTTTCGTAAAAACAGATTCTGAAAGGCAGAGGTTCATCTTAGGCAACCTTAATGCCGATACTTCAGCTATGACAGTAGAAGTATCACGTGGAACTGTCACTGATGCATATTTACAGGCAACAGACATAACAACAGTAAGTAATATTAGTAAAGTCTTCTTTTTGGAAGAAGCAGAATCAAGAAGACCAGAATTAATCTTCGGTGATGGTATATTAGGTGAAGCATTAGTCAATGGTGACGTAATTGAAGCAAAGTACCCCACATCAATAGGTACAGCACCTAATGGATTAACAGGATACTCATTTGCGGGTACTGTTAAGGACTCTAGGAACTCTCCTATCACTTCTGGCATCACTTTGACACTTACAGCAGTCCCAGATGGCGGTGCGTCTCCAGAAAGCATTGATGCTATCAAGTATTCTGCTCCTAAGTTCTATTCTGCCTTTGGTAGAGCAGTAACTACTAAAGATTATGAAGCAATCATACCTCAGATCTACCCCAACGTACAATCTATCGTTGCTTTTGGTGGAGAAGAGGCAGATCCACCAGAATACGGTAAAGTGATCGTTGTTATTAAACCTAAGAACGCAGATCGTCTGTCTATATCTGAAAAAGATGCTGTACAGAAGAAAATACGTTCATATTCAGTAGGTGCGGTGGAACCAAAGATTATGGATCCATCTGTTTTGTATATTGACATGATTTCTTATGTTTACTTCAACCCGAACAACACTAGAAGAAGTCAAGAAGAAATAAAGCAAATTATTTACCGCACATTAGAGCAATTAAACCGTTCCGCTGAGTTTAACAAATTTGGTGGCAAGTTTAAGTACTCTAAAATGCAAAAAGTGATTGATGACGCAGAACCATCCATCACATCCAATATTACTAAAGTGAATATGCGTAAAAACGTAACTGTATCTCTAAATCAGAGATTCAATTACAAAATTTGCTATGGTAACAGAATAAAAGCGGATCAAGCCACAGCAACACTTGAAACTAATGGTTTCAAACGTGCCGATGGCGGTAATCAGGTGTTTTACCTAGATGATGATGGATTGGGAACTATCCGTCTCTACTATGTTAACACAGATGGTTCAAAACAGTATATCGGTGGAAACTGGGGAACTATTGACTATGATCGCGGAGAAATTACTATTAACGACTTAGTAATTACCGATGTAGTCAACTCTACTGATAATATTATACAATTTTCTGTAGTTCCAGAATCTAATGACATTGTTTCTCTCAGAGAGACCTATCTGACATTGGGTATAGATAATCTAGTCGTAAATGTAATTGATGATGAAATTTCCAGTGGTTCAAATACTTCTGGAACAGGTGTTGTACCAGAATCAAGTTATAGTTAGTAATGCCAGCTGAGCAGTCGTCGTGGAAAGTTGCGTCGTGGGTCACACCTCAAACTGAGGTCACAGTTGACCCGATTGACGCTTCGGTTTCGCCAGAATCTAGATCTAGAGTCTCGGATAGACTTGAGGAGCAAATGCCTCTGTTTATCCAAGAGGATTATCCTGACTTTATACAATTCATTAAGTATTACTATAAATCACTGGAACTAAAAGGTAATCCAGTTGATGTAATACAGAACATAGATGAATATTATAACATAGACAAGCTTAACGACCTCGTAGAGTCGACTACAGCGTCCTCTGGGATCCCTTCTGATGCTACGGTGATAGACGTAGGAAATACTAGGGATTTCCCAAACGAAGGTCTATTGATGATAGACGAAGAGATTATATATTACAAGAGCAAGACTCAAACCCAATTTAAAGACTGTGTTAGGGGATTTCATGCTACTACCAAGATAGGTACACTTAAAGAGTACACTTTTACCGAGTCTGTAGCTGCTTACCACGACTTTGGGTCTACAGTAGTCAACCTTAACAACCTTTTACCTCTATTCTTACTACAAAGGTTTAGAGATCAGTTTGCTGCGTCATTCCCTTCTAAGTTTGACCCCCAAATCCAACAATCAACAGTTACTAAGCGTCTTAAGGACTTTTATGCTTCAAAAGGTACATCAAGGTCATTTAAGTACTTGATGAGAGTGCTCTTTGGTGTAGAGTCAGTTATTGAGTACCCTAAAGACAGAATATTCAAACCTAGTGACGCATTTTACACTGTAAGGGAGATTATTCGTGCTACAGCAATAAGCGGAAACCCTGTAGAACTTACAGGTGAAGTATTATTCCAAGAAAACGATCCTAACGACGATCTTGTCAATTCCGCACGTATATACGTAAAATCCGTAGTTGAGGTGTTTACCGAAGACGGAAAGATCTATGAATTGGATGTTGACACGGAAAATGGCGATGGAAATTTCACAACTCCGTATAAGACGCTCCTTTCCGAAGATTTAAGTTCTAATCTTACGGATAATGTCGTAACAGTCGATTCTACTATCGGATGGCCAGAACAGAACGGCTCTATTCGTATAGATGATGAGATTATCAATTATACCGACAAAACAGTCACACAGTTCCTAGGATGTACCCGTGCGAGACAAGATACAGTAGCAGCACCCCATATTGCGGGTTCTGAGGTTACATCTTCTTATGAAATCTTCGGATACAGCAATGTAGACGGATCTAAGGTCAGTTTAAAGGTATTTGGCGGTACTAGGGGAATAGACATCGTAGGTGGCGGTAAATATTACTTACAGGACTCAAAAGTCACTACACCATCAGAACCAGGCTTTGATGCGTTAGATCCTATCTGGGAAAGCTTCGTATACAACGTTAAGAAGCTCCTAAACGGAACTTCGCTAGTTTTAGACGTTCCTAGGTCAGATGGCAGCGTTGTGGGAAATATTACCACTGAACAAGAGCACGGATTAAGAAGAGAAGATAGAGTTGTCATTTTAAACGCTCCAGAGGACGTATATAACTCATCTTTCACTGTACTTGGTGTAAGTAACAAATTTGAGTTTAGTATCTTAATTCCTAGCACTCCTATCCGTGGTGTAGACGTACCATTCCTAGTTACACGTGAATTTGCGAAAACTACGTCAGTTGACACATCTATACGTGTATCATTAGAAAATACTCCATCTGATATACAGAATGTCTACAGATCTTCAGAATATGCGATAATTGCGTCACCAGGTATACCTGGTCACGAAATAGGACCTTTTGACACTGGAGACCTAGATCCTGGCAACCAGAGATATCTAAAACGCATTCCTCTCGAAACAACCACTAAATCTATCAAAACTCCGACTCCTGTGGGTCAAGTTGGTATTGGTGTGAACGGAGTACCGTTTTTCTCCTATAAGTCAAACGAAACCAAAATATTTGGTGGTGTAAAGTCAATTACCGTATTAAATGCGGGATCTGGTTATGATATCACTAATCCACCGATTGTGGAGTTTGAACCGATTCATAGAAGAGGTACAGCGTTCTTTATTAACCAGAGAATCAGAAATAGTCTAGGATACAGATATAAGAACTTAGGAAGCGGTAAAACCGCAGAATTGGGTCAAGAACCTACACATACAACTCCAGACCCAGTACAAGACGGTAGTTGCCTCTGGCAATACGAAGGATTGTCTGCTGAAGCTACTGTAAGCGTATCTGGTTCATTATTTGCGGTAAACGTAGAAAACGGAGGATCTGGTTATACGGAAGCTCCTACAGTTGGTATTGTGGGTGGAGATCCTACAGTTGAAGCATCTGCGACTGCTACAATCACCGCAGGAGTCGTTACTGCTATATCCGTGTCCGCATCTGGATCAGGATATCAATCTATACCTACAGTGATAGTATCTGGTGGTGGTGGACAAGGTTGTACTGCTACAGCGGTTGTTCGTGGTGGATTGGAAGCTGAAGGTATAACAATCACAAATGCGGGTACAAACTATAACGAAAGACCAAATATCACTCTAGTGTCTGGATCAGGTGCTGTTGCTTATCCATCTATTGTAAATGGTAAGATTGTATCTATTATCTTGACATTTGGTGGTAGTAACTACTATGGTGCTCCTGATGTCGTTATTAACGGAGATGGAGTCGGTGCTGTTGCGTTTGCGAGTATAAACTCCGCTACACAGCAAGTTACCAGTATTACAGTCACTAATGGCGGTATAGGTTACACTTCAGGTAAAACAACTGTTGATATTGTCTATCCTGGTTCTGGAGCTACATTCCAAGTCGAACTACCAGTATTGACACAGAACTTAGCTGCTAGTGCGGATGAAGTTGGAGATCCATTGTTTGTATCACCTAAACTCGCAGATGACAACAATGGTGTTTCAATCAAGGGTGCTAACTTCGGAATCTACGGTGGAGAGTACGGATACTTATATAATCCTAAAAAGTTGCGTTTCTTACTTGGAGATAACGTAAGTGACACAACATACGCAGAATTAAACCCAACAAGGCATTCACCGATCTTAGGATGGTCATTTGACGGACATCCTATTTACGGACCTTACGGATACGCAGATAGAGAGAATAAGAACCCATATAACGAGATCAAGCAAATGATCAGCTCATATCGCATCAGAACGAATAGAGATGCGTTAGTTGGTGATGATTTGGCACAAATCGACAAGATGGGGACATATATCGAAGATTACGAATATGTTGAAGGATTAGGCGACTTAGATCAGTATAATGGTCGATTCTGCGTAACTCCCGAATATCCAGCTGGTATATACGCATATTTCACAGCATTAGACGGAACAACTGGAAATCCGAAGTTTCCTTACTTTGTAGGACCTAATTACTACTCTCAGGCAGAAGATGTCAACTGGAAGGGAAATGGACTCCAAAGAAACTTTACAGAAGACGCAGTTCGCTATAAACGTCCATATGTTGCTACAGACACAGCATTAGTAAGAAGAAAGAATAAAGGCAACCCAGTTGAGTATATACTCGCTATGGAGGATGCTACGACTCCTATTGTCTTAGAAAACGATGAATCCTTCATTGGCTTCGTAACTGTCGGTATTGGTTACTTTGATTACTTCCCAAGCATTCAGGGTGGTTCTGTTGACTCATTATTCGTATCTGCGACAAATAGGTACTTCTCAAGTGGATTAGACCAATATCTGATCGAAGGTCCTGGCTTTAACTATAAAGTTAACGATAGACTCATATTTGACGAAACAGGCACTGGAGGAAGTGGTGTTTCTGCTAGAGTGTCTAAAATCTCTGGATCTGGTACATCTGCGATTGTTTCGGGTGTAAATGCGACTACAGACATAATTACGGGAACTATCACTACAGATACACCTCATTACTTAAAACTTGGAGATACTATTGATATTGCGATTGGAGACAACCAATACACTCGTGAAATGGATGTAAAGGTTATAGGCGACAAATATCACTTTAAATACTTCGATTTAACTAATTTCATCATTAGTTCACCTGGTAGAATATTACAATCTAATATCAACATTACTGGTGGTACAGGACTTACAGATGGTTCTTATTCAAATATACCTTTAATTGGTGGTACAGGGCAAAATGCTTCTGCTGATATCATCGTAAGTGGAAATACGGTAACATCGGTCTCTATACAGAATACAGGTAAGAATTATACAAACGGAGATGTGCTTACTGCTAATATCACTAATATTGGTGGTACAGGTCAGAACTTCTCTGTAGATATTGGTAATGTTAAAAAGACTGGTGGTTTAGTACAAGACGAATGGTCAATGATGGCTGGTAGTGGAGGTACACCTGGCACATATACTAATGTTCCACTCGTTAACAGTGCTGCTACATCAGGTGAAGGTGCTGAGTTTACTATTGTCGTTGGTAATAGTGGTGAGGTAACATCTGTCACTCTAACGAAGGAAGGTAGTGGATATTACAACAATGAACAGTTAGATCCAGTTGTTACTAGCGATATTGGTGGTGTCAATGGATTCTACATCACTCCTACTAAGATAAATCAAGAGTTTACTGCTAGAGGTACAGCTGCCCATCAGTTAACCATAGGTGATGAGGTTGTTATCACAGGAACTAACCCAGTTGACTATGATGGTACGTTCACTGTTACAGGTGTAAGCACAGGAAGAAGATTCCAGTTCAAGAAGGCAGTAGGTATTATTACTGACACTGCTATCACTACAGCATGTGTGGTGTTTGTTAAAGAACCTAAGTTAGATCTTATCAATGGTCATCTTTATAAGTTCAATACTACAGATTCATCTAACGTTGGTAAGAGATTAGAGTTTACCTTTGATAAAGAGAATACTAACGTATTCACATACAAGAATATTGTTGGATCAGAGAATGATACAGTTACTGGAGAACAAATATCAATTACTATATCACTAGATGGTGTACCTGGCACATTATTCTACTTTGATATCAATGGAGCAGTCTTAGGAAGCTATCTGAGTGTAGTTAATGATCCTTTCTTAGGAGCAAATACAGTCACAGCAATTCCTAGTGTTACTACGATGAGTTTCATCTTAGCAAGGGAACCAGAGAACAATTATACATCTGCTAATCAAATTTCATACTCTACTGACTCAATATTCCCTTCAGGTGGTATTGCTAGTATCAATATTGGTGACCCAGGCAGAAACTATGCTACATTCCCTAAATTCACAGGTGTAGAGAGATCAGGTGGTGGTGCTTTAGCATTTGCTACTATCTCTGGTAAATTAGAAGACGTAGCTGTTATTGATGCAGGTATTGGATATGATGGTTCTAATCCACCAGCTGTAGTTTGCTCTATGCCAGACTTTGTGGATTTGACACTGGATGAGATCTTTGGTGACTTTAATCCAGGTGACGTTATAGCATCTAAGTTAGTTCTTGACGGTGATACTGCTAGAGGTAAGGTAATCAGTTGGGATCCAAATACATCTACACTTAGAGTACAACCATTACGTAATAATCTACCAGGTGCTGCTACTCGTGGTTTCATCATGTTTACCACTGCTATTGCTGCTACTAATAAGATATTCGCAGGATCAAACCAAGCAAAGATAACAGCAGTATCAGGTGAACAAGCAAACGTTGCTGCTATCGTTCCTTCTTCAGGTCCTGAGATAGGAACTATCAGTAATATAGCGATCAATGGCGATGGAGGTAGTAATTACCGTACCGCACCAGATATATACATTGATGACCCATACTACGGTGGTGTAGCAACACTGAGTGTCTATAGTCAGAACTCAAGTGCTAATTTCACACCAGGTACATATACTGTATCACAGGAATCTGTAGCTCCTACAGGTGGTAGTGGGGTATCCATTCAAGTTATCATTTCTGCGTCTACACAGGACGTAACCACTGCTAATGTATTGGCGGGTGGAGCGACTTACTCATTAGGTGACCTTATCACCGTGCGTGGTGAGGATATTACTGGTGGTACTTCAGCTGATAACTTTGTTCTTAGAGTTGACTCACTCGACTTTGTACGTAAAGCAGTAACCGCAACAACTATAGATGCTTCTATTGATTCTGTGGTCGTATCTAACTCTGGATCAGGTTTCTTATCTGCTCCTGAAGTTCAGATCTCTGGTGGTACAGGTATAGATGCTGTACTACGTGCTGAGATTATAGATGAGACTGTAAGTTCTATTGTTATCGAAAATGCGGGAACTAGATTCCAAAATCCTCCTATTATTACAATCAAGCAGGGTACTGGTAATGGTGCTTCTATACTACTCAAGTCTAGTGATCTAGGTAAGATCATCAGTCTTGGTGGAGATAATATCACGTACAATTACAGTCATGATAGAACCCTCAAACCAAGCGTTAATACAAACTATAATTTACAGCTCACAAGAACTCAAGTCGTTGACTTCTTCACTATTACAAACGGTGGTGGATCCTTCGTTACCAAACCAACAATCGAACTCATTGGTGGAGGTGGAAGCGGTGCCGTTATGGATGCTATTATTGACAACGAAGTTATTCAGGCAATTACAATAGCAAACGCGGGTAGAGGTTATTCATCAACTCCTGCTGTACAGGCAAGAATTACTCACTCATTCGTTCCACTACAATCTAATAATACACTTAACTTCCCATACGATACTAAGATACCTCTAGGTACAAAAGTAGAGTTGGTAGAGATAGATGGTACATTACCATCTCCTCTTGTCGCAAATCAGATATATTATGCTATAGCTCCTACACTTGCTAATGGTCTTGCTAGCAACCAGCTTAAGTTGGCAACAACACTAGCAAATGCCCTAGCAGGAGCAGCAGTAACAATAACAAGTCCACCTTCTATTGGTAGTGGTGGTACTTCAACCTTTAACTTAACAACTACAGACTTAGGTGATGAGATCACTGTATCAATGACTCCTGCGTCATTTGCTATCGGTGAGAAAGTATACCAAGGTTCATCTATAGATTCATTCTCTGCTCAGGGTATAGTAAAAGCATGGGATTCCAAAGGTAGAGTGTTATCTGTCGAAGTAGAGGTTGGAGAGTTCGCTCTTAACCAACCAGTATTCGGATTACAGTCAAATGCTTTTGGTGAAATCCATGACTTTGATAGATCAGTTGCTAACTTCACTGTATCACCTATCGCAACTGCTACTGCTGAGTTTAAACGTACAACTGGTATACTTGATCTTAATGATCAGCGTCTATATGACTCAGACAGATACCAAGAGTTCTCATATGTTGTTAACTCACCTATTAATGTTAGAGATTGGAAGAATCAATTCAAGAACTCTGCTCACCCAGCTGGATTCAAAGTATTAGGTACACAGGTTGTATCACAAGCAGCATTCAAGAGATATCAACGTAGATCATATTATAATGGTGCTAACCCAGATCCTAATGACTGGTGGGAGCAGAGATTTGGTGATGAGAATAAGTCATTTAATGGTACAACATTCTTCGTACCTAAACCATCTGCGTCTAACACAGGTAAGTTAGCTCGTATTGAGAACTTTATACTTGGTAAACCAGATTACACATCAACAGTTCCAACTAATATTCAGGTAGTTGGTAAACAGTTACTTGACGTTAGAAAGATTCTATCTGCTGTTGTTGATAAGATAGATCCTATCAATAAGAGAACTATCACCTTTGATGGTACAGATAGTAATGTCGTAGACATATCAAATGAGACTATTACCTTTACTAACCATGGATTGATATCCAATCAGAAGGTATCTTATCTTGTACAAGGTGATAGATTCCAAGATGCTCGTAACCTAATACTAGGTAACATAGATTATATTCTTGATACTACTATTGCGTGGTTAGAGCAAACTTATCCTAATCTAACTGATGGTACAAAACCAGATTACGATGCTACAACGTGTGCTAGAGATTTAAGACTTATAATTATCGCATGGTGTAATGATTTACGCTATGGTGGTAACCAGTTCTCTGTAGATGCTGCTGAGTCTTATATTGTTGGTGGTGCTATAGACTATATCGTTGGTGAGACAGTTGAGACAATAGCTGCTATACAGTATGCTAGAGACTTAGCCATCCAAGCGATACAGAATCTACTTCCATTCAGTGACATCACAATTACACAGGATCCAGGTGGTTGTGCTGATGTACAATCTGCTATAACTGTGTTAGCTCAAATTGTTTGGGATGCAATTGATAACCCAGGCAACGTTCCAACAAGTAATGTTGGTAACTATCCTTATATTAGAGAAGGTATAACTCTAGGTGGTTTACCTGTAGGAGAATATTATGTTACTCGTGTAGATGACAATAACTTTAAACTATCCACTACATTTGGTGGATCTGACCATACATTTGTAAGTGCCTTACCAATTACAGGTAGTAATGGATTTACTGGTACACCTTCTGCTGCGACGTATGATCCTAAGACTGGTGATTTAGTATTCACAGTCTCCAGTAATACAATGACTACCAGTCATACAATTACATTACAGGCTGGTGCGTTCACCTTTACTTGTGCGGGTG